TGAAAGTATCAGAATCAACATACACATTAGAAACGTATTCTTTTGCTACGATAGATATTTCTTCTGTTTCAGTTTCTCTTTCAATTTCGGCAACGGTGAAGAGTTTACCTGCCTTATTAGTGCCTAGATCTCCAGGAGATACCCACTCCCCCAAGCTCCACAAATCGCCTTTTTCAGGAGCATCATTAGCTAACCAACCGTCGGTTTCAATGTTTACTAACGCGCCAGTAATGGGGTTAAATCTATCCCTCACAGTAAGCATAATTAAATCAGCACCTACTGATACATTATCTGTGCCAATAAATTGATAATCAGGAGCGTTATTACTAACGATATATAGATCCATTCTATCATTTTTTTGTTTGATAATACGTAGTGCTACAGGATAAGTATTGTTGGTAAATATAGCATCTGTTATTGCAGGAAAAGTAAAATGCTCTAGAGTTACATTAGGATTAGCCGCGCCTACAGCAGAATTATTAGCTACTTTTCCTCCGAACCCATAATTTACTCCTGTCATATTCTGAGAGACAGATATAACATCCCCAGGAGCTAGGGATAAAGCTTCTAAGCTTGTAGTAAATGAAATAGTTCTTCTGAGATACTTTGTAGCCGCGATATGATACTGTGCATATCTAAGTGCCTGACTTCTTCGAGTAACTCCTTGTAGATCGAGACTAATAACATTTTCAATGGTAGAACGATCTGAACCATCATTTTTATCGTCAGTATCAATTCTTACAGTTTCTCTTTTATAATGATTTCTAGGATCAACATAACTAACTTCGACCCCCGTAATCATGTCACTCTCTCTGCCTCCACTGATAGAGAAAGAACCATCTTTAATATTAGTTTCATTGAAAATCATTGTGGGATATCGATTAGGCTGATCTACGGCGAGGGATAATTTACCAAACGAATATACTATAGTGCCTCTAAAAGATGCTGCAATCGTATTCAAAATATCCATTGTCGGCTGTACATCTGAAATTTGCATATCACAAATAAATCTACGCTCTTTGATGGGTGTACCGTTAGGTAAACCTGTTAAGAGTGTCCTAATGATACCTGGATTAAATCCTTTTGGTTTATTACGATAACTACCATCAGCTAAACCATCTACTCCTTGAAATTTACCCGTAATTTCATCACATGCGTCACAATACTGAGCTACTTGATAAAACTTATACTTATCTATATTATCTTCTTCGATACCTAATCCATAAGTTTTATTTGTTAAGATATCGTAAATAATCCAGACTGGGTTCTGGGTCCAAGAATATACAAACGAACCATCCCACGTTCCTACATATATTTGAGGATTAGGATCAGTAAGTGCAGTACTTCCACTTTTTTGTAATCTATAACCTTGAGTACCTATATAAAAGCCTTGAGAAGGTAGACCGGGAACCTCTACTTGTCTCCAATCAATTTCTCCACTTTCTAAAATAGGTTGATTATAATTTGAAGGGACTTTGACAATTAAACCTTTTACCATTGAGGTAAAAGTAGGGATTTGTCCTACATGCTCGTTAATAGCTTTAAGAGCATACCCAATATGTGCAGTTCTTGGATAAGACTGCGGAGCTCTTTCTATTTCTGCCCAGCCGATGATCTGAACGTTAGAATTAATTCTTGAATCACCGCTCTCATTTGAGCTTTTTTCTACTGAAAATTTATAACCATCAGTACTTTGTAGCGAATCTGGAATTTCCACAGTGACATCAAACTTATAGGCAACATTAGTCTTACCAGAGATTGTTTTTGTAATTAAGATTAACTGACCAGCCTTTGAATGCCCTGTGGGATATACTAAAGGTTGACCTGCTCTATCAAACATCTGCACTTGAACAGTTAAAGAGTGTCCTGACACATTACCTTGATCATCTTGTTGGAATAAAGAATTACATACAAATAAAAATCTAATAGCATCCCATGCAAACGCACTAGTATCCTGAAGAATTACCTTACTTTCAGGAACTCCATCGATATTTCCTTTTTTAAGATTAACAGGAGAAGCAAAATTTTGAGGAGTTATAGACTCATCACCAAATTTTTTAAGAGGAGCTTGTGTAGTTGTACCAGGGTTACTTAGTGTTTTAAAATCACTTGTTTTTTCGCCGCCATCGCCGTCTAAGTTAATAAGATCATCAATAGAAGAATCGCTTACTTCAATATCTTGAGGGCCATTAGGATTAATTCTGTAAAGAGGTCCTTCTCCTAAAGCTATTGTCGCAAATAGAATATCCGTAGCGAAAAGTGAGTTAGGTTCTTCATTATAACCGCCCGCGTTACCGCCACCGCCTCCACCTCCGGCTCCCTTAATAATTGGAACTTGTTGTTCATTAATATTAACAAAGTTTCTTTTCATGTATCAAACTTTTCTTGTACGGTGATTGACGCGCTTGCATCATGGTCTGTGGTATCTAGATACCCACTAACAAAGTGACCTGCCACTCTGAATAGTCCGTAATTTAGCATTATAGGAGTACCGCTATCTATTGTATTTTTGAGAGAGCCAAACATATTATTTTGTCTTGAGTTTTGGTCTGTACGCTTAATATCAGAAGGTTTCTTAGTAAACATTGAAGTTACGAGAGCGAGTCCTGCATTAACTGCTAAAGTAGTGCCCATAGAGCCTAAACTAAAGCCTGACGCACCAAGTTGAGACGCACCAATCTCTCCCGCAACATGAGGAACAACTCCTGAACCTGAAGCCATTGCACCGGCACTTCCTGCAGCAGTAGTACCTGTACCAACTCCTGCAGCGGTACTAGCACCTCCTGTGTAAATCGCAGCAGCCATCATAGCTGCAAACAGAAGAAATTTACCATTTTTACCGCCTCCCCCCATAAAACTAGGTACAACATAAAAACAGTCATCATTTTTTACTCGTCTAATGAATAAGTCGTCTTGAGTAATAATTTCTTTATCTTTATTGAGTAGACAATAAGTTTCATCAATCAAGCCATTATCAACACTTTTTACATAATTACGAAATTTTCTGTGCATTGAGGTTAGATATACTAACACATCAGCATATCTTTCCACATCAACTTCATAAACCTTTTGTGTAAAAAGTTTGCTATAAGCAGAATGAATTATAATCTTACTCAACAAAATGTTTTTCCTCCAGCTTATCAAACATAAGCGCGTCTATACGATCATTATACCAGTATATGTAAAATTTATTATTGAAACCAACTAAAAATTTGTACTCTTGAAAAGCTGCTCCAATTTTATCATCGTTACTTGGAATTGGATTCTCATCACCAGGATGAGAATGGAATATGCCCCAGATATTTTCGTCATGTTTTAGCAAATCTTTAGGATCTAACCAGAAAGTTGTTTTTGGATAATCACTGATATTCTGGCAAGGAACATATTTAAAATCTTTTGTAATAATACCAACTGCCTCATTGGGGTAGTCTCTTAAAGCATGATTGTTCATGTCTTCTTTTAGTTTGGCAAATCTTTCCATCTGTAAATTCCTGTAGTATACTGTTTAAACCATGTTCTGTATGGGTATACAGCGCTATCACGATTAAACATAGTTTGTAAAATTTTACCCTCGCCTACATACATAGCGCAATGATTAGTAACATTCGTACTTCCGACACTCATTAACAATATATCAAATTGTTTAGGTGCTAAAACCTTATTCCAACCAAAGTCATTTTGCTTAGTCTTAATACCTTCTTCAAAAAATTGATTGCTTGTCTTATTAAACCAATCTTCGTCTATAATGTTACAAAAGTCATAGGACGCAAGAGGGACATGAATTTGTAATTCTTGTTTAAATACTAATCGCAGTAGATTAACACAATCAATACCCTTAGTAGGATCATCTCCTAAATGTTTAAAAGGAAATCCTACGTATTTATCATACCATTTTGTCATGTCGATAGAATGAGTGTATACACTGCCACCATTCTGGTGATATTGTTTGTATACATGAGAAACCCCCCTCCTCAATGTGAAGCATTTTTGTTGGTTGTAAGAATAAACCAAAATGAATAATCAAATTAGTTTTACTAGACTTAAAGGTTATTACATCATAGTTTTGAGCATCCGTCAAATTAACTTTTCTAAAGCAGGATTCTGCCCAACTATCTACAAATTCTGTTGAGTATAACTTTAACCATTTTCTGGAGGGAGGATAATCTGGAAGAGGAAAGTCTAGATCTAACTCTTGGTTATAGAAATTTTTAATTAACCTGATACAGTCTACATTACCGTACTCATGTCTTAAACTTAAATATTTTTGTACCATGAAGCATATTCTGGATAGGTCGATTCAAAGGACTCATTACGTAATAAGTCTAAACGTGTCTGTTCACGTTTGAATTCGGGAAGTAGCGCAGAAAAATCTCCCCCATTCATGTAAGACAGCCAACTCTTTATCTGAGATAAATCATGAGGAGATAGTATGCTTTTGTTTTTTATGACAAAACGTTTATAAAGTTCAACTATTTGTTTTTTACAGTCTTTAGGTAAACACTTGAGATTAAACATTTCTGGGCCATTAAGTATATTACCATAATAATTGAACCCATTCTTCTTACACCAGAGAATTAAATCAGGCATTGAAGTAATACTATACAAACTAATTACACAACTAAATGTTGAAATGTGTTTCTTAAAATGAAGAGCGTTTGCTTCAAAAGTTTTCCAAGACAACCCCTTTCTAGTATATTCTGCCCTAGTACCGAAACCATCTATACTAGGCCAAAGATCTACAGACTTAAAATTACTCCATATATCTTCAAGATCATACTTCTTAAACTTGGTATAACTTAGGTTAGTATTATATTGAAGATTAATATTTTTAGCATAATCTAGTTCTATCAATTTAAACAGTAATTTATAATGACCTTCTTGTACAAAAGGTTCTCCTCCAGCAAAATAAACATCTTCTAACTCAGATAAATATTCTGGGAAGCTAGACCAAACAGCTTCGTTATCAGAATAATAGTCTACTACAGAACTTAGTTTGTTATCCGGCCAGTCTGTGTACCAACTTGTCGAAGCATTAGGACCGCAGGTTCTGCATTTAAAATTACACAGATTGCCAAAACGTAAATCTAAATAAGAGGGTTTATTAGGCAGGCTACCGTCGTCGTTGGTTAAATCTTGTAAGTAAGCTTTTTTCTTAAATCTCTTATTAACTTGTTGCCTATTGCTAATACTATCTCCATGAACTTCTCTATCATAACATACTTTCTTACAGCCGTCCGGGATATCTCCTTTTAAAAATCGCTTTCTGATGTTGCGATAAGATTCTCCATTCCAGACTTCATCTAAAGTTTGCTTATGATTGCCTAATACCGTTGATTCGTCATCTAAAAATTCCACATGACAGCATGCTCTATACTCGCCAGTTATAGCGCCGAATATATGCAGCCAAGGAAGTATGCAACCTTTAATTTTTTGATTTTCGGTCAAATCATTCTCTATTGAATTGGAACAGTTCTGCCTGTTGCAGGGAAGCCGCCAAAATGTTGTTGATTATTTCTAATTTGGCAAGATATTATAGACTTACCGCAAACATCGCCAGAGGCACTAGAAGCGGTCTGGTTATTAGCTGCAATGGGGTTAGAATTAGAGGTAAGGCTTGTGCCAGGGATAGATAAACCACCCGGCCCAGGATATTGACACTCCTCTCCTTTATACGTCCATTGACACGTATTTTTATAAAATTTTCTCTTAGGAGTTTGTAATTTAAAGTATTGTAACCAAGAAATTAAGTTAAATGATGCTACAGAGTCACTCAGTCCTTCTAATTGATCTATTTTAAAGGTATCCTCTATATAAGATTCGCCATCTTTTTCATTATTAACAATATATAATGCAGAACCAACACTAGTGTCACTTTCTAACTCGTTTGATAAATAGATGAGTGCATTGTCCTCAATAGATTGGATTGTAGCTTCAATAGTACCTTCTTGAGCAAACACATTATCACCTATTCTATAAGGTAGTGCATTGTAAACTTCAATAACATTTGATCTAACACTTTCAATCTTACTGTACTCAGGCCAATAATCTAAAAAATTTGCAAATGTAGTCTTAATCTCAACCACCCCACCAAGTAAATCTCTAGTATCAAGTTTCTGCTCAATCCACTCTCCTCCTACAGAAAGAGTTTGATCTCTATCAAAAGAAGCATTAGCTTTACCATATACTCCTTCAATTGAAGCACTGTATGCTAGACCGTTAGCTCTTGCTCTCGTAAGAGTATCAAAAGCTTCATCACCTACTGATCCTACATCTGCTGGATTAGCATTTAAAGTTCTAGGATCAATCCCATGAACTGCTTCTCCATTAACAGTAGCAACAACTGAATTAGATATGTTATTACCTGCTAAAAAAGGGTCTTCTACAACAGAGGTTATGATATTGTCTACATTAAAAATATCTAAAGTAAGTTCGTCAATTTTGCCCTCAGTACCTTGTGCGAGTGTTGACATATTGACAGGGAAAGGAATATATGAGGTAGAATTATATGATACATTGTATAAAATATCTGACGTTAAATCACCAACTACTTCAGCGAATCTAAGAGGGAAATTATTAGGCCACGCCCGGCCCTCTCCCTGACCGGTAGGATTGCCTGCCGCATTTGGAGGATACCATTCACCTGGGTAATACAACGTATATAACCTGACTATTGGATTCTGTGCGAAAGCGTTTTTTGCTGCTTTGAAATTACTAGGTGCTATAGCAGAAATAGTAGCTGTAGCAGTAGTTGTATTACCTGACATTGTGTTTGATTGAAAAGGTAAAGAAGTGGTATTTAAGGCGCCATTAGCTGAGGTAGATAAAGTTATAATATTAGATCGTATAGTCTCACTTGATTTA